TGGAATTCAGATGACGATTTGGAAGACTTTTATGACCGCTATTTTCCAGATGACATTCCTGATGAATGGACCAAAGCGGAAAAAGCGGTTTCCCATGGCGATGGTTTACTTGCTCCTACAGAAATCGTCACTCTGTATAAATATGCACGGAGCACCTTTAGTAAATGGTCCTACTTGGCGTGGAATACATATGATGCAATGCTTTCTTTACTGCATGATAAAAAAGAGACTGCATGGGATGGTACATTGTCTTCCATCTATGTACCAATTACTGTAAAGACCTATGATAATGTTACATTAGAACCCGTTAGAAAACGATTGCGAAAATAAAAGGGGGTCTACTTATTTTTTAATGTACGTGCATTGTAACCACCGCGGCTTCTACTTCTGCTTCGGCTTTTCCTTCGTGTTGGGCTTCGGCTTCTACTTGAAGCTTTTCTTCTTGAGGCCTTGCTTTTTGTAGGTTGATATGGATTGCGAATTTCCCTTATTAATTTGCGTGCATTATTATTTGATAAACCTGTTATTCTTATTACAGATGCTATGTTACCTTGTCGTGCTGCTTTACGAACCTCAGTAGCAGATATACCCTCGGTGCGTTCTCCATTCTTTCCAGTAGTAACTTTAATGGTGGGATAATATTTTGTTACACTTGCAAAATCTTCTTCACGATCACTACCTACATACATGGTAAGATTTTTATAGCCCATCTCCTGTAATCGCGGTATGGCTTGAAATGGCGATTTGCATGGTTTTCCTGAACCCAATGGACAAGTTGTTGTATTGATAAACCTAATACCAAGGCCTCCATATAGCCTTTCAAGATAGTATATTTTTTGCTCTACAGTAAGCGGGTTCTTATTATTATTCTGTGTGCTACTTACAAACACGTATGTATCTGCGTGATCTTTAGTGGCATCATTTGCAAGTTGTTCAAATGCCTTCCCATGACCAATGGTGGGCGGATTAAATCGCCCAAACATAAAATAGGCAGTTTCTAATTCACGTGCCATCCCTATTAAGTACTCCTTTTTTTTTCGCACACTCTTCTGCTTCGGGATCAACAGTAATCGGCCGCGTCTTATTCTGAATCCATATTTCAGTATAGTGTGTAATAATAACCAGTGCTGCAATACAGAAGATTCCCACTAGTAAATACATGATGGGTGAAGTAAGTTGTAATGCCTGAGTAATACGTTGAATCGCTGGTCCCAAATACATATCCGTGATTAACATAGACCAAAATACTAGGTTCATTCCTGAAAAAACGCCTGATACATAGCCATGCTGAATAGCATTTTTGCAAATGTTAAGCATAATCCCAAAATAGGCAATGGAATCAAAGAAAATCTTATGATAATGATCCCGTGAAGTACAAATCTGTCCATCTATTTTCTTTCGGATGGCTTCATCTTTGATTGCAAAAAAATCAATGCAATTTCGGTATAATGATTTGTAGAGCGGCATACCTGATTCCGTAAGGGTGATGGCAATATTATTGGAATAAGGTAATACAATGGACGCCCAGTGAATAATAGAGCTAATGGTAGACATCTCTATTACCGTCGCAATTTATTTTGCTGCACATAGCGCTCTACCAATAATAGCACAGCCCATTCGCTTTCCACTATGGCCTGTTGTTTTGCTGTCATTATGACCTCCTAGACCCAAATCATCTTTGTCCTCATGAACAATAAGTGAACGACCTAATAGGTCTAATACACAGGGCCCCTTAATATAGTATGATTTTCGTATACAGGATCGTTTAGCAGGCAGTGTAATGTTTCCTAAATCGCCTGTATGACGCTCTTTTTTAGATGTCGGACCTGCCCCATGAACATGATGCCCAAGGTCATAATGTTCACAGAGTCCCATACATCCCTCTCCTCGCAAATCGCCCGCTTTATGAATATGAAATCCATGTGGACCTGGTGGTAACTTTGTAAACATAGCTTTCAACATAACGCCTTGTCTATGATTCATTATTATTACTTCACCTTGAATAGCTGTATCTTTAAAGACCGCTACACCTTTTATAGTAGCGTGTTTTCGCGTTTTATTACGCATTCTATTTTATACTAATATAAAAAACTCAAATCATAGTAATCTAGTAACATCGGTGTTATTTTTTTACTATCCATTGCATAATTATATACATTTTGGTCTCTTTTTAGTCCATGTATTTTCATTAATTCATAACAGTATGCAAATGCTTCATTTACATGTGGAGTATTTTTCCTAATAATAACACATGTATCTGGTAAATTAAAGGTGGATGTATAATATTTTATCACCTCTAAAAAGTTTCTGGCAGCTATTTCATTTTCATATCCTATTTTTATAGTTTCTTCCAATTCTTGATGTATTCGTTGACGATGTAAATTATTTACATTAAATATAGAATGATTCGGATATTTATTTAAAATAGTCATGATTTTATCATAAGTAATCATATTCATATTATCCTTTTCTATAAATCGTTTATTATCAATCCATACAATAATATCATAGGTAATTAATTCAGGCGGTACTATAAATTTAACATGTTTACTTGCCCATCTAGCACTATCCATAATATGATCCGATTGCGGTATAGGTATTGTACACACTTTCCATTTATTTAATTTTACCATTTCATTTTGAGATGGGTTTCTATCAGTAAATAAAAAATAATCTATTTTATCATCAAACTGTACATTGTAATAATAAAGAAATTCATTTCTATAATTTCCAAAATTACAACTATAAATTGCGATTTTCATGTACTATATAAAGTATATATGATGCTTTATATTAGAATGATAAATAAAACACTATTAGGAACACTAGTCAAAAGACATCCCCGTTATATGAATTTACTGATAAAATCGCACCCCTATGAGGAGGTATTTCATATGAATAAACAGTGGTGCGGTGTCATAGAATTTTCAAAGAAAACGGGCACAGTAAATAATGTCTATCATAAGTACATCTCATCTTCTATTACTATACTAGATGAAAATACAATATATGAAGAACAGATTGAATACTTTCTTGTTCCATCTATAAATACACCTTCTCTTATGCACCCTACATGGAGAAAAAATAAGGTGAAAATTTCTTCAAAGGAAATCCCCTCACGTTTTTTTATATTATTGGCCGCTAAACACCCGTCTGATATGATTTATTCTTCTCATCCCCTATGATTATACAATATGGATATTATTTTTAGCCTCTTCCGTGATATCCGCTGGAAATTCTTCAAACTCGCACATTTCAGATTCATCTGAAACTCTTTCTTTGGCCTCTTCTTTGAATGCCTCTGCGGTTTTTCCCTCAGATGGTTCAGAATTTCGTGGTGTGTCAAAATAATCATGGTCGCATTCTGATACCATAAGTGGTAGACGCTCTACAAATTTTTTCTTTGTTTTTCCAAAATATTCTTGTGCATATCCCGCTGAAATCATCCACTTATTAATATCCTCTCCTTGTTTATCATATAGGGTTGCCATTAAGCGCCCATATTTATCAAACTTATGAAAATGGGCAACGACCAAGTTGTCATTTTCTTGTAGACGCTGTGTTAGTGCCTCTCTAGATTGTTTAGAAGCCTCTATTTCTTTTGCACGGTCTGAATTGGATAATGATGGGTGCATTTCAGGCGTATCTATACCATACATACGAATGCGATGTTTAAATATTTTTCCTGTATCATCACAATGAAGTGCAATATCTAAGGTGTCTCCATCTATCACTTTTAGAACTTTGATTAATTTTTTCAAATTCTCGTAACTATACATGGGTGTATTTTCACTTGTGCAGTTGCGATAAGCTACTATTAAATTAGGTTGCCCTTGATGCTTCGGAGTAGCGGCAATTTCATCCGTATAATTTTGATACTTCTCTTTTACCTCTGGTTGTATATCGGGTACAGAAATACAACACGATATACAATAGGATGTGTATAATTGTTGTATCATAGTGGATACACCACTTATACTTACTCTATTTGATGAAGAGTCTGGTTCAGTTGAAATATAATTACCCATTTATCTATTATCATATAATATTATTTATTCTTCAATTTTGTAAAATACCCATTTGTATCAGTTCTTTAAAAAAGAGTTCCTTTTTTTTCAATAATAGGGAGGATGCATGTATAATATCGGTGCGACGCTGTTGGCCAAAATGTTGGGCTTCTAAATGCTGAAATGCCAAGGCTTTCCATTTTTCTAAGTACCAATGTTGTGGAACATGGCGTATTGCTATACGAAATCCAGTAATAATAGAGGAAGTTGTAGTAATTTGTAATTCATCATACATGGCAAAAATAAAATCTTCTAGCAATTCCCTTGATTCTATATTATCTAGTGCCCATAAATTGGTTTTAATGGCTTTCATTGTTAGTGCGGATTTATGATAGAGACTCCATATTTTTTTATTAAAATCGTGTTGTTTTAGAGTAATGAACCCCCATCGTAGCTCTCCATAGGCTTTGAGTTGATAATAAATAGAAATCATTTGCACATAGGTAAATTCTACATTGGTCCACGGGTTGCGTGGATATGTGGGCAGGGCAAATCCATATTCTTGATACAATAATTTAGATTCTATCCATGTGGCTAATGAGTTTGCATCAAAGACGTATTTCTTATATTTATCATACATTACAACTCTATGTACAGGGTCACATAGTGTAATTGGATCCACATCCGCGTGTACTATCTTATTCAATTTATATACTTTCCACATGGCCCATACACGACGAAACGCAGCACGCAATTTCATTTCTCGCATATAGGCGGAAAAAACCTGAACACATACATTATCAAATTGTTTTGGTTTATAATTAATTACTATTTCACCATTTTCATCCTCTTCAATGTCTGAATCTTCCTCTTCCACTTCATCATAGCGAAATCGTGCCAAATAGTTTAAACGATTTTTAATGCCATGTGGTAGATTTCCAATAATAATACGAACAATGGGATTCGGCTCCACTATTTCATTAATCAGTATTGGTTTACTATCTTCTTCAGTATAATAAAATTCCTGACCTGATGATAATTTAAAAAAATAATTGACTTCATTACTTGAAAATCGTACACGTTTTGGCGAAGGAGGTTCTTCATCATCATCCAGTAAATAATGATGGCGGCGAAGAGGTGATCTTTCTTCTTCCTCTTCTACTTCTGTATCGGATTCCCTTGGTGGTTCTAGTAATAGTGGTTGGTGTTGTTGTATAACATTGTGTACTTGTATTTCTCCTCCTAAAATTGCCTCAATAAGAGATTGTGTTAAAGGTAAAAGTATCGGATTTTGCCGATTATGTTGCAACATACTTTGTAAAATTGTTCGTGTCATGTCATCTTGACTATTTTCTTCTTGATTTTGCGCAGCATTTTGATTTTGCGTAGCGTTTTGATTTTGCGCAGCATTTTGATTTTGCGTAGCGTTTTGATTTTGCGCAGCATTTTGATTAGGATCCATACTTCTATTATATAGATTATGTTTTAAGCAGGTAATACAAATAGCTTTAATTTTCCTTGATTGCACTGAATCGTACCCACTATTTGCCCCTGTACATTAAGAAGCAAGTGGCCCTTTTTCCAGAGGGGCTCCATGGTATTTCGGTCTTTTATTTTTTCTACCACCGTCGGCGGATTACCTGGAATCAGTGTCATTCGCTGTTGACGATGGACAGGACAGAATTCAGAGTGATATGCCACAGCTTTTCTACAAAACTCTGTCATTTCACCATGTTGTATATAGGCTTTACATTGATTGGATTCAGCTTGGGAGTCCATAATCATTACTCTAAGAGAATCTGCAGAGGGCAATACACGTTTTTGCAATTCACGTTCTGATACTCCAAGGCGTTTTGCCATTTCTCCAATATATCGTTTGGATTGGGCAAGAAGAACTGCCTCTAAATTTTCCCATAGAATTCGTGGAACTTTATACTCTAGCTTTGGCTCTAAAGCTGCCTTTGGCTCTAAAGCTGCCTTTGGCTCTAGTGTCATTGTGATGTTACACTATTTTCTGATTCGGAAATCATATCAAATTTTGTAGCTGATGCAGTATTTTTACGCGTGCTATTTTTAGTTTTACTATTTTTTAACGTACGATTTCCCAAATAGGATTCGGTGGTTGGTGGTAGATCTCTAAAAAAGTCAGTAACTGCCTGTTTTACGCTATCAAATAGTGCATCATTTGCAAACTGGTAAAAATGTAATTTCATATAATATTTTTCTGAATTATATCGGTCACGTCGATCAAATAGTAATAAATGAATTTTACCAATCGGCTTTGTGTTGCTAGAGTCTGTTTTCTTGCGTATGACAATATCTGTGTCATATTTACGTCCATAATCGTAGGATGCAACAATCGGCCCAATGGTAGATGCAGTTTCAATCGTGCGAAGTAATTTTTGTCGGTCGGACTTGTTTTTTAGACGAAAATGAGTATGAGGTTGTGCTTGTACATGCCCTAATTTTTGAGGATAGTCTTGAACCACTACTGTTTCTTGTTTTTTAGAGGGTTCCATTCTATTGAGATGTTGTTTTTATTTAC